CCAATAGCTTGGTATGTCGTGAGCTTGGCCTCACTGTTTCTCCTAGTTTGGATCGCCTCCGCAAGGCAACCATTAATTGGGTGATGCAGCCCCTGGGCAAGTCGGACGACAAGTACCTAGACAAACAGTTCTGGCTCGACCAGAGTGACAGTTTGATGTACGCAGGTAAGGCCGAAGGTCTCATCGAGACCCAACGAGCCAGGATGCCAGCGTTCTTCGAGATGTCGAACAGCGACCTGCCTAGTTACGCCTAGCCATGAAGATCCCAGATCACGACGCTAAGTTCATCGATCCAGATTTCTACTGCAATCCGAATGATATGCAGTGGTCTGGGGTCAACAACAATTTCTGGTGGTTTGTTGCGATTGCAGTTTCTGCAGCCGCAGCAGCCGCCGATCAACGCAGACGGCAACAACAACGAGAAGCTGAACAAGCTGCTCAACGTGCTGCACAAGAACGAGCAGAAGCTCAACGCCGTCTTGAACAAGAACAACGCCAAGCTCAAGAAGCTATTAATCAACAACGAGCTGAAAGCGAACGACAAGCTGCAGAAGAGCGGCGTGTCATGGAAGAGCAAGAGAAGATTGCTGCTGAGGTTGAGCGGCAAGCTGTGATTTCTGAAAAGGCCAGTAAAGCAATGCTTGGCCAGCAAACCATCAAAACTCAACGAGAGCAACAGATGGCTGAGAAAGAGCTCGCACAGCAAGCGCAAGTTGTTGAGCCTGACCGTCCTGCTGGCTCTACCGTTGGACAGCCTGGTGTTTCTCGGACAAAGGTTACGACTGGTAGCAGCGTCGGTGGCTACGGTTCAACCGGTCCTGGTCAAATCAACCCAACTGGTCTGAATATATGATTCCATATATCGATCCTGAGATCATCAAGTATTTAGAGGAGTTGTATCCCGACAAAGCTCCTGATCTTAGTATGGAAGAGAAACAGATCTGGTTTTCTGCGGGGCAAGTCTCAGTTGTACGACATCTAAAAGATCAGTACAATCTTCAAGAGGAAACCAAGTATAACTAACAGAGGTTACTATGGCTGCTTGGCTACTCCCTGCCGCTACAACTCTACTTGCTGGTGCTAGCGCTTACTCAGGTTATCAAGCAGCGCAAGCAGCTCGATCACAAGCTGATGCAGCACGGCGTCAAGCAGCTGCTATCCGTGAGTCTTCTCTTCGTGAAGTAGAGCAACTCCAAAGAGAAGCACAACAACGAGCTCAGCAATTCCAAGCTCAACTTGAGCAAAGCAGGAAAGCCACTCAGCAACGTGCAGCTGAAGCAGCTCAAGCACAGCAAGTTGCACAACAGCAGATTGCACAGCAACGAGCTTCCTCTGCCTTGGCAATTCAACAGCAACAACTTACAGCTGCAATCCAACGACAAGCACAAGCAGCAAAAGTAGGTAAGCAAGCTCGTCGTCGAGTTGGGACACCAGCTGCGCTACGTACTAATTTGGAACTACAATCATCCCTTGCGCTTGGAAGCACTCCAGGGGTCGGATCAGAAACTCAATCTGGTGGTTTAAATGTCTAATGCTGCGGCTCGTTACTCGGCGCTCGAGCCGGAAAAGGTTATTTATCTAGATCGCGCAATTGAGTGCAGTAAGTACACACTGCCTACTCTGATCACTGATAACGATCGTAGTACCGGTAAGAATCTATACACGAAGATTGCTACCACCTACCAAGGACTGGGAGCTCGTGGTGTTAATAACTTAGCAAGCAAACTTCTGATTGCTTTGCTACCTCCTAACCAAGCTTTCTTTCGTCTTTCTGTAGACGATATGAAGCTCCAAAGGGAGCTAGAAAACTTTAAAGAACTGCAGTCAGAGTTTGATCAGCAACTGGCTTTGATGGAACGCTCAGTGATGCGTGACATTGAAGAGTCAGGTGATCGTACTGCACTGTTTGAAGCGCTGAAGCACCTTATCATCGGTGGCAACGCGCTGCTCTACGTTTCTGAAAATGGTACCAGGGTATATCCACTCAAATCGTTTGTTCTTAATCGTGATCCTGAAGGAAATATCCTTGAGGTTGTTGTCCGTGAAGAGGTCAGCCCTGACGTTCTTCCCGAAGGTGTTGCGAGCAAAACAGCAGAAGGAAAGTTTGTAGATAAAACTGTTTTCCTCTACACCCACGTCAAGTGGGATTACGAAAAGGATCGCTGCATCTGGCAACAAGAGGCTTACAACAAGCCCGTTGGTAAGCAAGGTTCTGTTCCGATTGAGAAGAGCCCTTGGATTCCCCTCCGCCTTTTCCGGGTAGCCCATGAAAGTTACGGTCGTGGATACTGTGAAGAACTTCTCGGGGATCTGAAGAGCCTTGAGTACCTCAGCAAAGCAATCGTTGAAGGATCTGCAGCAGCTGCAAAGATCATCTTCCTCTGCAACCCGAACGGCACGACTCGTCCTGACGCTCTTGCTCGGGCTGCCAATGGATCAATTGTGGCAGGCAACCCAAATGATGTGGCTCCTCTGCAAATGCAGAAGCAAGCAGATCTCACGGTTGCTCTCAACACCATTGCAAGAATCGAACAGCGTTTGAGCTTTGCGTTCTTGCTCAACAGCGCTATCCAAGCAGGTGCCTCTGGTCGTGATCGTGTGACGGCTGAAGAGATTCGGATGGTGGCTCAGGAGCTTGAGTCTGGCTTGGGTGGTATTTACAGCGTCTTAAGCATTGAGCTGCAGTTGCCCCTGGTTAACCGCAAGATGGCCATGATGGAGCGGCAGGGACGTTTACCTCGCCTTCCTAAAGATGTTGTCAAACCTCAAATCACCACCGGTCTTGACGCCCTCGGTCGTGGTAACGACAAAGCCAAGCTCATCGAATTTCTACAGACCTTGGCCCAAACAATGGGACCGGAATCTATGGCTCGGTATGTTAATAGCCGAGAGCTTATTACTCGTCTTGCTGCTGCTGACGGTCTTGATACGTACAAACTCATCAAGAGCGAAGAACAACTTATGGCAGAAGAACAACAACAAGCTATGATGATGCAGCAACAAATGGCCGCGCAAGATCCTAATAACGATCCTGCAAAACAGGCCGCATTAGTCAAAGCTGAAAATGACTCAATCCGGGCAGAGCAAGAAGCCGCAACCGGCGGTTGAAGAAGTTAAAGCTGTAGAGGCTCCCGCTCCTAAAAAGAAGGAAGAGCCCAAGTCGAAGATGGATCTTCTGATCGATCGTCTTCGTGAAGAGAAGCCTCAGATTTATGAGCAATACGTGGCGGCTGCCAAGAACCGTCGGCCAGTTTGGATCTATCCTGATCTGACCGTTCGTATTGGTTGATCATGGAAGTCACTGCTGAAGGCGTGTTGGCTCCAGAGCAATCTGGACCTTACAGCGAGCAAGATCTGCAGGTACTTGAGGGTACTGAACAGCAGCAACAACAAGAGGAACTGATCGGTGGCAAATTCAAATCTGCCGATGACCTTCTCCAGGCTTATCAAGAACTTGAAAAGAAACTTGGAGGTCGCTCTGCTTATGAGGCAGCCGAAGAACAGTCTCAGGAAGAGGCTGCTCAAGAAGATCAAGAGTCCGAAGTTGCTGCTCTCTCTCAAGAAGAAGAGGCCACCATTATGGAAAGTATTGGTGGAGAGCAAGCCTTTTCGGCGGTTCAAGAGTGGGCTCGGGAAAATCTTGACCAAGCTGAACTCGATGCGTACAACCGTGAAGTAAACAGCGGCGACTACTACCGTGCTCGAAATGCACTGCAGTCACTGCAATATGCATATCAAGACAACGTGGGTAGTGAACCTGATTTGATTGGCGGCAAGCTGTCTGGTAACAGCAGCGATGTGTTCCGTTCCACTCAAGAAGTGATGGCTGCTATGAGCGATCCTCGCTATTTGCAGGACACTGCTTATACCCAAGATGTCCAAGAGAAGCTAATTCGTAGCGACGTTCTTGGCCCTAGGGGTTAATATCGAAATAGCGAACGTGAACATTGTTGCCGCTGAGGCGATAACAACAGTGAAGACGAACGCAGCAAACTACTAACCAAACTTAGAAATGCCTGACTTTGCATCTCTTAGCCGGTTGGGTAGCGTCAACAGCGTTCAGTTTAACGCTGGGTCTGCCGCCGGTAATTATGAGCGTGAAAACGCCAACTTCATGAAATTGTTCTCAGGGGAGGTGCTGACCACCTTCGCTCGAGAATCTGTGTTCAAAGACCTCACGATGAAGCGCTCGATCTCTTCGGGCAAGTCTGCATCGTTCCCCATCACTGGTCGTTTCTCTAGCCGTTACCACCGTCCTGGTGACTGGATTACCGGTCAAGGTAACAAGGGCATGATCGGCGAAAAGATCATCACCATCGATGATCTGCTTATCGCTGATGCTTCGATCTACGACCTCGACGAGGCCAAACTTCACTGGGACGTGAGGAGCATCTATTCCACGGAATTGGGCAGGGCTCTTTCGCGGGCATATGACCAGCGTATTGCTCGTACTCTTCTGACTGCTTCTGAGTCTGACGGTCGTGTGAAGGATTGGGAGTCCCGTAACTTCCAAACCGCTGGCGGTACTTTTGTTTCCGCTGCTTCTAACGTTGTTACTCTGAGCGAGAACTTTGCTACTGCTGAGCTTGGCTCTTGGGCAGTTGGTGAGGTTGTCTACGGTGAAGATTCCGGTGCTTACGGTGTGATCACCACCGCTCCTACCAACGGCGCAGCAACCTTCGGTATCAACCCCCTGGGTTCTATCGGTACTGGTTCTAACGCAACCTTCACCGTTGGCGAGCGTCTGTTCACCCTGAATAGCCTGCCTGGTGGTACCTCCCTGACCGGCATCGACCTCAACGCTGCGGCTGACCGCAACGCTCGTGGCGATCTGATCGTTGAGAACCTGTTCCAAGCTTGTCAGTCCCTGGACGAAAAGGATGCTCCCAAAGAGGGTCGCGTCTGCGTTCTGAGCCCTGCGGCCTACTACGACGTTCTGGCTTCTGACCGCGCTATCAACACCGACTTCAACGGTGGTACCGGTGCTAACGGCACCTTTGCTCAGAACCGTGTTGCTTCTGTGGCTGGCTTCCGCCTCGTCACCAGCAACCACCTGGGCATCAACGCTTACACCAACGGTCAGTCTTACGTTGGTCTGAGCAACCAGTCTGCTACCACCCGTGGTGAGCGTCCTAACTACATCAACGGTCGGGACGGTTCTGACGGTCGTGTTGCTGCTGGCTTCAACGATTACTTCCAAGACGAGCAAGGCAACACCAGCTCCATCGCCAACTGCTTCGGCCTGTGCTTCACCAAAGAAGCTGTGGGTACTGTGTCCCTCAAGGACATCTCGATGCAGATGACCGGTGCTGAGTACAAGGCCATGACTCAGAGCACCATGATGGTCGCAAGCTATGCCGTGGGTCACGGTATCCTGCGTCCTGAGTGCTGCGTCAGCCTGCTGCACGACGGCAATCCCTATTGATAAATAGGTATTAGCTAATTACCAATACAATGGGGGAAGCAGAAATGTTTCCCCTTTTTTGTTGCGATAATGGCGACTAGTAAACTCAACGCAGTTAACACGCTTCTTGCCATTATTGGCGAAGCTCCTGTAAACAGCCTCAACCCACCACTGACAGGTGATGCAAGCCTGGCAGATCAAGTTATTGATGAAGTGAGCCGAGAGGTTCAGGGTGCGGGGTGGTCTTGGAACACAATGCTTTATGACTCCATACCTCTGGACGCTTCTACAGGCCAGTCCCAACTTCCCTCCAACACCCTGGCAGTACGGTTCAACCCTCTCTCGTACCCTAGTCAGCGGTTTGTTCTTCGTGGTCTTAGGCTTTTTGATCGCGTTAAAAATACATACGATCTTAGAACCAGCCTAGGGGTTGGGATGACTGGCAACACTAGTGACCTTGTTGCCGAGATCGTTGAAGAACTTCCTTGGGACAGCATCCCAGAAACTGGACGCCGTTACATTGTTATTCGTGCTGGACGTATCTTCTCTAACCGTGTTGTAACTTCAGCCAGCATTGAGAGCTATACGTCTGAAGATGAGGAACGTGCGCTGCAAACTCTGAAGCGTACTGAGGACATGGCTCAGAATTACAACTTCATCAGCGGTCCTGATGATATGTATGGCGGTCGTGTAATTACTAACTTTGGTCCCGATATTCTGAGCCGCTGATGTCACGAGAACTTTATAGCCAGATTATTGGCCCGCTGAATAAAGGCGTAAACCAGCAAGCCGATAGCTTTGTGCTGCCTGGTTTTGCCAAGGTACTTGAGAACGGTAACTGTGATCTTGTTGAGGGTCTGAAAAAGCGCTTAGGTTCTGTGCCTGTAAAGCGTGTAGACACTCTTACTCAGAACGCTGGTGGTCAAACTTTGACTGCTCCCATCAAGTGGGATGAGGCTTGGGCGTTTGTTTACAATCGCAGTACGGATGAGCGGTTCATTCTGTTTGTTGTAGACGATAGTCGTACCATTAGCCGTACAGGTAACACTACTAACGGCTCTGCTGTCATCACCTCTGTCAGCTCTATGACAGATGTGTTTGTTGGTGCTGGTGTCACTGGTACAGGTATCCCGGCTAACACGACGATTCTGGACATCGACGTTGCTAACACTCGTATTACTCTCAGTGCCAACGCAACAGCAACAAACACAGGCACTACGCTGACAATTGATTCAAGCCTTACGTTTGTTACTGGCGTCTCTGACGTTGAGCCGATTACCGGAACCCTGCCTTCTGTGGTTCCTAATGAGCAAACGTTTGCCAACGTCACCACTGCAAATCTTAACTACCTGCGTGGGTCTGGACGAGCTCGTGATCGCTTACGGGCTACCTCGTTCCAGGATTATGTGTTCGTTACAAATATCCAGCAAGAGGTTGAGTACGATTCAACCGAAACTCTGACTCGCTACAACATCAGCGAGATCAGTAACGCCTATGTTCCTACCCGTGCTCAAATCTGGGTAAAACTAGTTGATTATGACACTCGTTACATTGTCCACGTAACGTTAGATAACGGGGATGAAATTGAGGGTTACTACCTCACACCATCTCTTACAGACGCAGGTGGTGACGCAAACGTTGTTAGTTCTGACGACATTGCTGCCAGATTGGTAAGCAACACCATTGATATTACTGGTACCACTACGAGTGGAAGCAGCACTATCACAAGCGTAACTGCCGACGACATCGAGGAGTTACACGCTGGTGAAACGATTACAGGCACTGGTATACCTGCTAATACTTTTGTTGGGACTGTTGATTCTGACGCCCTTACCTTTACTCTTGTTAATGAGGCAGGTGCAGCTGTCAACGCCACTGCAAACGGATCCACCACCCTCACAATTGGTAGAGGATTAGATCAAGTTGATATTCATAACGAACTTAACTTTACGATTGAAGACTCTCAGATACTGATTACTTGCGCCAACGCCAACCGTTCGATCACCAGCATCATTGCTGCTGACGCTCGGGGTAATACCTTGATGGCTGGTTTCTCTAACCAAGTCACATCAATTACTGAGCTTCCTCCTTTTTCTTGGGAGGGGTATACGGTTCTCGTTGCTCCTGATGGGGCAGGAGATCAAAGTTCGTATTACTTACAGTTCAACGCTGAAAACACTACAACCAACGGCGACTTTGGACGCGGCGTGTGGGAAGAATCTGCTGGTTGGGGAACTCGTGGTGAGTATGACCAAACCACAATGCCTCACGCCTTTGTCCACTACAGAAACGACAACGGCCTGACGCGATTCACGTTCCAGCCGTTTAGCGGTACTGCTTACACCGACGGTTCTACCTCTGTTGATATTCCTGGTTGGACTGATCGTTTAGCTGGTGATGAAGATGAGTTGCCTGGTCCGTCGTTTGTAGACAACACAATTAACGACATTGTGTTCTTCAAGAACCGCTTGGGCTTTGTGAGCGGTGAGAACGTCATCTTGTCTGAGGCAGGTGCTTACTACAACTTCTGGCAGCAATCAGCTCTGCAAGTCGTCGATAGCGATCCTATTGACCTGACCGCAGTCAGTAACGACGTTGCTGTGTTGAACTATGCGTTGCAGCAGCAGGACGAATTGATCCTGTTCTCCAACGAAAACCAGTTCCGTCTGTACTCTGGTGACAACGTTACGTTCTCTCCAGAAACAGCATCTGTTGGTCGTATCAGCTCCATCACTATGGAGTCAAAAGTACGTCCTGAGCAGGTTGGTCCGCAGGTCATCTTTCCAGTCAAAGAAGGTGACTTCACTGGTTTGCATACCTTCATTACGACTGACCGAACCGTCGGCATCAACTTGGGTCAAACAGCTGTTATCACAGAAACTGTTCCCAAGTACATCCCTAAAAACATTGACTCGCTAGCTGTTAGTCGTACTGACCAGTACCTAGTGGCTCTTAGCAGGGACGACAACGACGCTCTGTATGTGTACCAGTTCTTCTGGGAAGCTTCTGGTGGGTCTTTGACCAACAGACAGAACGCTTGGCACAAGTGGACCTTCCCAAACAAAGAGATTCACTGGTGTGATTTTGTTGAAGGTACGCTCTATAAACTTGTTGAGTACGACAACGACGGTACTGCTGAGTTTTACCTTGAAGGCATTAACGCCTCACGACCTCCGCAGAACCCGAACGAATTGTTCCTGTTGGATCGTCAGCTGTCTAGTTCCATCACCACCGACCTTGGTGCTGTGACGTTCAGCTACGACGCTGGCACTAACAAAACCACTGTCAACCTGCCTTACCGTACTGTTAACACCAGTCAATTTGCTGTCATTAGAGTCGATGCAACCGACACCGCAGAGGCTCAGAAACGTTGGATCGTGGCTAATAATATCCCGGCTGACGTTACTAGTTTCGTTTGCGATAGCCTTGGGGATTTTTCGAGCAGCTCTTGGGTCTTTGGTGAACAATATACGTTCACTTTCAGGCCGCCTCAGCTCATGCCTTACTCAAGAACAGCAACTGAGAACACTTTTATTGGCAATCGTACTGGGCGTTTGCAGCTTAGATACGTTGATATTTATTACAACGATTCTCGATACTTTAAAGTCGAGGTGACTCCTAAGCACCGTGATGCGGTTACGTATGAGTTTGATCGTCGTGATCCGCTTAACGGCAACATCGTTCTTAGTCAGGAACCAGACTTTGAAGAGTCTAAGTTCCGCGCCTATATTCAAAGCAAGAACGACCAAGTTACAGTGGAGCTAGTGAACGACAGCATTGACCAGGCTAAGTTCATCGCTCTTGAGTGGACTGGTCTGTACTTTGACGTTGCGAGGAAGTTCGGCTAATGGCTGCAGATAGAGAACCAAACATCGGTGGCGGTGGAGACGGTAGTACTCCTGGTGTAGGAGGAAGTACTGGTAATGAATCTATGGCCGTAGGCGCTAGCGCGTTTGATGCGTTTACAGCTGTAACTCAAATCACTGAAACTGGTCTTGAAGTAGCTAATCAGATCTTTGCGTTTCAAGAGGCACAAGCTACTGCTGATATTAAAACTGCTGAACGGCAAATAGAGTACTGGACTAAGTTCTCTCAACAAAACCGTGAGAACTACAGGGCTTACGACCAACAACTGGACTCTTGGTACAGAGCTTCTGATTACGTAGAGAACTTCAGGCAGTACCAATCAAAACTGCAAGAGCAGCGAGCTGAGTTTAAAGGAGAGGTTTCTACAGCAGCCACTCAAAACTTTGCACGACAGCTTGCTGATATTGAAGGTCGGTTCTACGAAGAGGAAGCAAAAGACGAGATCCAGATCAACGCAATTATGCTGGACAAGTTTGCCAGAGCTTCTAAAAAGGCAGCCACTGGTCAAGTCGGTAGAACTGTTACTCGTATTAATAACCAGTACAACCAGCAGTACCTACAGAATTTGGGTAACCGCCAAATTACTCGTGAGTTCCGTTTGGCTGACAAGCTCAAGATGGGTGAAGCAGCTAACGTTGCTCGTCAAAACACTGTTAACAAAATTCAGTTCTACACTCCTCAACCTATTGCTGATCCGGTGAAACCTTTGGCTCCTTTGCCAATTAGAGTAGTGGAACCTCTAGCAACACCTGGCCCAAGCAAAAGCGCTTTGGCTATTGGTATTGGCAAGACTGTTCTTAGCGGCATCATGGATTACAAAGCAAGTCTTCCTGAAGCCGGATCTACTGAATACGACGAAAAACCACCTGCAAGTACTGGAACTGAATCATGACCAGCAGCTTTGGCATCAATCCTCAGCGTCAAGTACGTGATCTTGTAAGCCTGCCTAGTGCTCCTCAAGAGCCTGCAGCTCCTGCTCGGCCTGCTGAAAAGCCTCAGCAAGTTGGCGGTCAGTTGCTTTACGGTCGCGCTTATCAAGAAGACAACCGAGCCAAACAAGTTATTGGTCAGATCTCTGATTTTCTAAAGGACCAAGGGGTCTTTGATCGTGCCGTTGGCATGATGCGTAAAGATTATGTTGAGGGTAAAAAGCGTCAAGCAGAAGCACTTCTAGAGCAAGAGGCTGCTGCGTACAAGGATGCCTCTGAGAACAAAGCAGAAACTCAAGCTCTCAAAGACTCTGGTCGCCCTGACTTAGCTCGTGAGAACCAGCTTCGTAACCCATACGTCAACTTTTTCTACTACAACACCAAAGCAACTGACGCTGGTAAGCAGATTGCTGTTGAGCTAGCTGATTGGGTAAACAAATCTGTTCCTACTCTTTCGCAGATTGAGAACCCGGCTGAACGTTCGGCACTGATTACTCAAAAGGCTATTGAGCTTAAAAAGCCTTACGCTGATCTCCCTGCTGCTCACGTTGCAGCAAAGATCGATCCGTTGATCGCTAGCGTCAAATCTGACTCAAACAAGCTGGTTGCTAAAGAGGTCCTTGAGCGTCGAGCAGAAACTCAGATCCGTGAAACGCAAGAAGCTTTCACTAATGAGCTGAAGCTTCGGGGTACTGTTGCCAAAGCTGATCCTGGATCACCCCGATCCATGACCTTTGTTGCTGGCGCTGGTCGTGCTGCTTATCTCAAAGGTCGTTCAATCTATGTAGATAAATACGGCTACGACGAGTCTCAGTATCACCAGATGCTGTTCGACATCTTGCCCACAATGTTCATCGACCAGTTCGGTGGAGCAGATGGTCGTAACGATCTTCTTGATCAAGTTACTTACAGCAGCTTTATTGACAGCCTTCAAGGGATCAAGAACAAAGACGGTATTGAGGTTCTTGATCTGATCAAGCGTGGAGATAAGAACCGTAAGTCCCTGCGTCGTACCATCCTTGAAGGTGTTGTTAACGAGCAAAAGTTATTTGACAACCTACAGCGCAGCGAAAACAATCGAATCTCTCAGCTGCAGCGAGAGTGGAAAACTGGTCAACGTGCGTCCATCAAAGATTGGATTAGAAACAACCCCAACGCTACTCAAGAGGATGTACTACAAGAACGCAACAGACTGATTCGTGAAGTAGATCAGAATCGGGGGCTGCTGCCTCGAGATATGGAAGTTGAGGATGCCATCAAGTTTTATGAAAAGGCACTGCCTGACATTGAATATGCTCTTCCTGACAGGCAAAAGCTAAACGAAATTAACATTGCTAAGAGCTTGGTAGCTAGCGGTGTTGTTCAAATGCCTGAGGATCAGCTTGAGCGTTTGACAGGTACTGACGCTTTCTACGAGATCGCAAAGATCTATAACGACGCTGACGTTTCTCAAAACAGCCCTGACGTAGCAGCAAACACAGCGAGCGCTATGAAGACGCTCAAGCAAAACCTCAGGACTACCATCCTGAACGGAGAGTACGCCAGAGGAATTGCCACGTTGCCTGAGGGTCCTGAGCGGACTGCAAAACGCAGGCAGCTTGATGAAGCTATTGAACGGGCTCAAAGCCAATTTGAATCTGAACTGTCTCCTCAGCTGAGAGCACGTATTGGTGCTGCAGGTCAGCTTACCCCTGAAAAGCTGCAAGACATCATTACAACTATTGAGACGGAACAATTCAATCGTCCTATCTATTCAAAGGTTGAGGATCACTATTTTGATAAAGTTTCCGGTGCTCCTACTCCTGTTCCCCCTCTTGCTATTGATAAGTGGGAACCAAACAAAGGCTGGGAGATCACCATTAACGACGTAGATGACGGTCGTGCTTGGAGCCGGTTGTCTAAGAGCTACTTCTACAGGAACCCTCAACAAGCTCGTCAGTGGCTGAGCAACAATTTTGTTCTACCCTCTTCTTCGATCCAAGAGTTGCATAAAGCTTTAATTAGCGGTGACGTGTCTAATATTAGTGAGGCAACTCGTAAACGGATGCAAAATGTTATGTTCGCTTTTAGTAGTACTGGTTTAGGTCCAGCGGACGTTGCACAGCAACAAGTTATTCGTTATTTGACCAAGGATCAAAACAACAACGTTGTAAGCCCACTGCCTAGGAAAGTCGGCCAGAGCTATACCCAAAACCTCGATAAGCTTGCAAACCACCTTGCTGTTCCTATTGCTGGCACTGGCGTAGCTCCTAAGGACCTGCTGCTGTATATGTCAAACAACGGTGAGCACGGTCATAGCAATAACAACGCTATCGACTTCTTTGTTGAGCGTGGTAACCGGTATCAAACAGCAAACCGTTTTGGTTCTCCTGTTAGCGGCAGAGTTGTGTTCGCTAACTACGTGGATGGCTTTGGTATGACTGTTGTGGTTCAAGCCACTACTAACGGTGACGGGTACAAGAAAGGAGACCGTATTCTTGTCGGTCACGCTGATCAGCTGTTAGTCAAAGAAGATGGTTTTGTTACTAAGGGTGATCCCCTTCTGGTTGCTGGTAACCGTTTGAAGCCGTCTGCTAACACTGGTAGAGGTACTCCTGGTCACCTTCATCTGCAAGTGATGCAAAAGCCTGAAGGTAAAAACTGGGAAGGTAAGTGGGTCGATCAGCAGGTATACCAGTACAGTCAACCGGAACAGCAGTACTTCTTTATGAAGAACGTAGTTCCTATGTACTCTCGGTTTGAAAAGGGGTCATAGCGTTTTCTAGTCATATCCAGTAGTTTGGAGGAAGCGAACTACTGTTTGGTCTAGATGCCATACGTACCTCTTTCTGACGGCCAACTTATCTTTGTAGAAACTCAAGAAGAAGCAGATCGTTTATATAACGAGAGCTGGGGTCAGGGGGCTGCTGCGGAGGCACAACCAGCAGCACCTCAACAACCTGCTCCTGCTGAACAGCAACAAGAAGCCGCTCCTACTGCTCAAGCACAACCTGAGGTTCCTGAAGAGCGAACCTCTTTGCGCTCTGAACAGGAGCGACCTCTGACTAAATACATCGAAGACCTTGGTCGTGCTGGTGTTGATGGTCTGCGTCAAATTGTTGACCAGACGTACGGCATGGGCGAGATGATGGCCGAGTTGTACGCAGACGTTGAAGCCGGTCTGGGTGACACTGCCGGTATGATCGCTGGCGGTCCTGCTCTTGGCGGTAGCCTCAACCCAAACGCTCTTAAAGATCCTGACGTTCTCCGGGAAGAGCTGAATAACGCTGGTTTGGCTTTTGATGCCGTTGTTAAAACCGGTAAGAACCCTGAAGGTTTTAGCTACGGAATTAAACCCAGTGTTCCTGTTCTCGGTCCTTTGTTCAGTGAGGAAAGTGATCTTGTAGATGAATATGTAAAGCCCAAAACTGCTCCAGGCAAATTCGTGTCTGGTGTCGTCAGTATTATTGGTGCTGACAAGATTGCTAAAAAGATCGGTCTTAATCCGAACACCGCACCTGCTCTTGCTCAAGTATTTAAAGCAGAAGGCGCTAAGCAAAAGATAAACGCAGGCACCCGTTACCTCTTCAAAACCTTTCTTCCTGAGTTGGTTGGAGACAGCATCTACTTCGGTCCTGATCTACCGCCAGAGCTGAATCAAGAGCTTGAGGAAGTCCGAGCAGAGGCTACTCCTGAGCTGCGTCGAGCAGCTATGAAGACCCTACTGGCTAGGGATGACATTGAGTTTGAGTACGCAAGCGCAGCACTAGAAAATCTGTACTGGGGTGCCGGTACTGTTCTTGGTGTTGATGCTATTGCTAAACCTCTACTTAAAAAGATCTTCAAAATCGGTAATAACTCCGTACAAGACGTTCAAAACGGCGTACCTATTAACGAAGCAATCGATAAGCGTGTCGATGAGGGTTTCAAAGAAGTCGAAGAGGTTCTTAGCGAGAACGTCTACGACATGGCCGACACCGTTCGTGATGAGCGGCTTGGTCAACTAAACACTCTCATCAACCGCCGTATTGAAGAGAACGTTTCAAAGATTGCTCTTAGCTCTCGCTCTGGCGCTGAGAACTACATCACTAAGCAAACTGATGTTGGTCCACGGCTGAAGGAAGCTTTGGATGCTGTTGATGAGATCCCTGACATTGGTGAGGAACTGCCTCAGATCAGTGCTCGCGTCAACGACCTTCAAAAAGCTGCTGGTGTTTCTTCTGTTGATCAGCTTGAAGCTAAGCGTGTGATGCTTACTAAGCGGATTGAAGATTACAACAGAGCAGCAGCTGCTGATCCTGAGTGGATTAACAAAAGCACTGGCACTGGTAAACGCAAAACAAAGAACAGCACCAAGGTCCGTAAAGCTACCCAAGCTCTTGCACGACTGGCAGATCTTGAGCAAGCAAACATCGAGCTCAAAGCAGCTCAAGAGGTGATGGATGCTCGTGAGGCTGGCTTCAGCAAAGTCAACGAGTTGTTGCGTGAAGGTGGTGAGTCTTCCCTTGGTTTCAGGAACTCTCTCAACGATGCACGTACTCTGATCAACAGCATTGAAGAGCTGGACAAAGAGCGTATTGGTCTACTGAAGAACCGCAACAGCGCTCTGTTTGAACAGAATCGTTTGGACGAGATCAACAACGATCTCAAGCTGCCTGGTCCCCTTGGTGAGGCTTACCGGGAACTCAAGGACCTTGTTGATTCCGCTGAGATTGCTAACAACTTCGGCAACCTCAACGAAGAGTTTATGCGGAACTTTGTTCTCCGTGCTGAGGCTATCGAGAACAAGATCATGGAAGTCGGTGGTATGCAGCCGATCGTTCCTGAGATGCCAAAAGGCACTCCGTTTGATGATGAGTTCAAACAGCTTGAGATACCTCTGACTGGTGAGGAGGCTGTACCGCCTGAACTGAGTAGCGGTATTCCTCGTACTGCTGCTGCTGTTGAGCTGCCTGCTCCTATTACCAAGAACGAAGCTGGTGAGCTTGCTATCGACAGCAACAAAATCACCAACAACATCCAACTCAAAACGACTCGGCCGCGGCCTACTAGCGTCTCTAACCAGCAAGTTATTGATCAGCTCAACAGGCGTCAAAACAAGATGCTCGATCCTGCTGATAACGCAGAAGAGTTCTTGGACAACCTGGACGAGATGGACAAGATCAACAAAGATCTTCTCGCTGCTGGTCGTACCGAAGAGGCTATTGAAGCTACTAAGTGGAGAAACACCAACAGCATTAAATACGCCACTAGCTGGACTAACGCCAAGATTCTGAAGCTGGCTATTAAACGTCAGCAAGAGAACGCTCGTTGGGTTCCGGCTCAAGCTGCTGAGGCTGTGTTCCGTTTGTCTGCTCTTCAGGGCTACGACAAGAACCTTGCTCGTATTCAGACCTACTTGCAAGCTGAGAAGATCGCCAAGAAAGAGAAGAAAGATACAAATGTACTGATTACTGTTCTTGCTCTGCTGGATACCTCATCCACTCAGCTGCTGCGTGATGCTCGTGATATGCGGGCCATTGTTCGGCAAGAGAACGCAGATGCTCTTATCAAAGAACAAACCCTCCGTAACTTCAAAAACTCTTACGTCGAGCTTCAAGCTGGCGTAAAAGCTGTCACTGAGTTGATGGACGTTGCAGGTAACCGCTTGCAACTCTTTGGTAAGGCACGACGTTTGGTTGCTGGACCCAGCATCAACGACATCTTCAATTCCTATATGAAGGCTTTTGGAGATGTTGATGAGCTGTCTGAAACCCTGGCAAAGAACGCAAAGAAAGCCAAGGTTGAAATGGACGCTAAGTTCAACGATGTCTTTGAACGCCTTGATAACGGTGAGGAAGTCTCACAAGCAGATCTAGAAGGTCTTGAGGATCTGGCTGATCAGATCTACATGGCCCAAGGTGATCTTAAAAAACTCCAAGACCTGCAAGTTACTGACAGGGACATCTTGGCTCGTATTCAGGTCAACGCCAGTATGAGTGGCCCTGATCTGTTCTTGACGATGCCTGTTGATGGTGTTGCTAACGGTATCCAAGAGAGTGCTTTGCGGGCTGTTGGTTACGGCGTCAACGGTTACTGGGCTAAGTGGGTCACTCAAAACCCTGAGGTCAGTGAAGCTGCAATCAAAGAAGCAAGGATTAGCGCTGGTGTTATGTACCAGTGGTTGTTCTCGCTAAACGAAGGCTTTGAGATGGCTTACCGACGGTTTGTTTACGGTAAGCAAATTGCTGATCCCAAGCAGCTAACCAACAAAGCGTATGAAATGGCTCAAACCGGTGGTATCCGTCGGGAAGAAGCAATCAACCAAGACCTCAGCGCTGAATCGCTCAACATTCCGTTCATCAACTACGTCCTTGAGCGTAAGAAAAACGGCGATGACAAGCTGTTCGATGCCATCAACAAGGCTCGGGTTCTCACAAAAGTGTTCCATGACTACACCATTCCTGGCGAAGCTTGGAACCTGCGTGGACCTGCTGGTAAGGTTCTTGGCGGGTTTACTAGCCTTACTCGTGGGATCACTAAAAACATCCCGCTTGGCGGAGAGAAAGGTTTAGGTACTCACAGCTACTACCCCGGTGGTGAGTATATGAACCTCAGTTTGGCGACTCAAATTGCTGGTTCTGCTGACGAGTTTGTCACAACTCTGTTTGCTCACGGTCGAGCTAAAGCAGAAGCAAAACTTATGGTTGATGACCTAATTGCTTCTGGTACTTATGCAGCTGAAGACCGAGCAAAGATGTATAGAAAACATCTTGCAGAGGCTAAGAGCCGTATCTACAAAGATAAGATCCGGGTTGGTTATGACCAGCGGGTAATCGGTCGAGCTGTTAACGAGGAAAAAGTCCTTGAGATGACTCGGGCCATCAACTTGGTCGAAGAGCTGACTGGACCTCTTGGTGATATGGAGGATGCCATCAACGTGCTGCGGAACTCTAAAAACCCGCAGATGGCTGCTTTCTCCCGTCACGTTATTCCGTATGTTGTTTCTCCTGCTAACGCTATTAAGCGTGCAGTTAAATACGCATACGGCGGTCAAGTTGCCAACTTCGCTCTTGATATTGGTCGCCTAGGTTTCAAAGAAGCCGCAGGTCGCCTCCCAGAGAAAGTCATCGCTCAAGCTGATGCAATGAGCAACGGCGGTCTTACCAAGCACGTACTGGAGTTTGAATCTAAATACTTCAGTGAGGATATGGCTGTCCGCAGTAAGGCACAAGGTGCTCTAGCTGTTTCTGCTGGCATCATGACCACCACTTGGGCGATGGTCAATATGGGCGAGCACGACATCACTGGCGGTATGGAGCACACCTACCGTCAAGGTGAAGCAGTTAGAAAACCCTACACCTGGCTGATTAACGGTGAAGAGTACAGCTACCGTTGGTGGCCCATCATTGGTCCTGCTATTGCTTTCCACGCAAACCTGCGGGATATGGATCAACACGGGACAAACCCGATGAGTGATCTTGTTTCGTTTGCTCTGGCAACAACTGCAAACACCATTATGGAAGTGCCTGCTTTGGCAGGTATTGAGCAGCTGTTCAAAGTTGTTAGCAGCACTCAAGATGGAAACGTGAATCGTCTCCAGAAGTTCCTTGCTGATGGTGCAGCCAAAGCTGGTGATCCTTACCTCAACCTCCGTAAGTTCCTCAAGTTTGGCGTTGACCCCCGTAAACCTGCTGATGCACTAGGCCGCTTCAAGCTTCCGTTTACGGAGCGCTTCAAAACTGAGCGGACTGCACAAGGTGAGGATGTTGGTTTTGCTAAGCAAACCGCTCAACAGGTTGGTGATGTTGCCAGTATGGCTGTCAGCATGATCGCTAACTCTTACGAAGACACTCCGTTCACCTTTATTGCAGAAGCAATGATGAACGAGTTCAACGGAGATGAAGATGTTCGTCTGCGGTCTCGTAAATCCATCTGGTACGGCAAACCTGAAGAAACCGTCAAAGCAAACCACGCTGGTATCTTCTGGCCTCTCCAATCTGTGTTTGGTCGGTATATGCCGTTCTCTACCAACCAAAACGACATCGTTAACCGTGAGATGTTGAACAACATGATCTCTCCTCCTGCACCAAATATGTTTGCAGCTGATGGAGTGAAAGCTGTTGATAAGACGGTTCTCAATAACTTTGGGTTCTACCTAAACACTGAGTACACGTTCTACAGCCCACGGTTCAGAAAGACTTACACAGGTGTTAATGAGTACCTGCGTGATGTCATTAAAGATCCTTTGTACCAATCTCTTCCTTCCCTTGATTCTCCTTACGCAATGGGTAACACCTTTAGCGAGAAAGAGTTCAATTGGGACCGTGAGAACAACAGTCGTAGAGCAATGTTGATGAAAGAAGTTAGGGCGCTCTACAGTGGAGCAAAGGAAAAGTTCCTACAAGGAGACCAGCCAAATCAACGATTTAAGGCTCCTGAAAACCTCAAGCAGTACATCAACACCCAACGAGGGATGATTAAGTAATGGCTTTTGCTTCTATCACATATACCAGTGCATCTGGTACCACCTTTGCTCTGACGAATAGTGATGGCAACGCCATTGAATATCTTCGTCAATCTGATATTGCTGTAACCGTCAACGGTACGCTTCAAACGCTTACCACTGATTACACGTTCAACGCAGCTGGGACCTCAATTGTCCTTAACACTGCAGTCAGTAGTGCAACGGTTGTTATTACTCGAACGACCAGCATTACTGACGCCACAGTGAGTTTTACTGCTGGCTCTACGCTGACAGCTCAGGACCTCAACAACTCTGACAGACAGAACCGATTTGCTCTGCAAGAGTTTTCAGATACCTACGGTGCCCTTACTACCGGTACTGGTGATCTAAGCGCTCTTGCTGGTTTCATTGGTAGCGCTGAGACGTGGACTTCTGATAACGCTCACGCAGCAACCACAGGAGCTATTGACGCTCGCATTGACACTGCACTGACGACTGACATCAGCGGTGGTGACGGTGTAACGATTACCACTGACACTCCTGCTGCTGGTCAGGTCCGGGTTGACCTTGATGCTGACATCGCCACTCTGCGGAATATGCAATCTGGAGCGGCCACTGCTCTTGCTGCTCTGACCTCTACGGAACTTGGGATCCTTGACGGGGCTACAGTCACCACTGCAGAGCTGAACACGCTGGATGGAGTTACTGCTACTGCTGCTGAAATTAACGTCCTTGATGGAGTTACTGCAACTACTGCTGAGCTGAACATCCTTGATGGGGTGACGGCTTCTACGGCTGAACTGAATATCCTTGACGGCGTTACTGCCACCGAAACTGAGCTCAACGTCCTCGACGGTATTACTGCTACTACGGCAGAGCTGAACTTTGTTGATGGTGTTACTTCCAACATCCAAAACCAGCTAGACGCTAAGCAGCCACTGGATGCAGAGCTGACTGAGCTGGCTACGATGCCCGCTACAACCGCTTCAGCCCTTGCAGACCTAACTCAAGCTGAGGTGCAAGTTCTTGATGGTGCAACTCTAAACACTGCTGAGCTTAACCAGCTTGATGGCAACAGCCTGACCAACTCTCCGACTTGGACTTCTACTACTGATTACCCGTCAGCAAGCGCAATCAACACCCGCTTTGTCGGGTTGATGGACAGCCTTGGTGGTTTTGTTGCTATTGCTGATGACCAAAGCTTCCCGACCACTAACCCAGATCCTTCTGACAACGCAGGTACTGTCGTCAGTATTGCTGATGCTGGTGGTCTTGTAATTAACGCCTCTGGTGAAAGCACTACTGGTCGGACTACTGGTTCTGATGTCGTAACGATTACTGGTTTCCCTGCAAGCCTCCAAAGCACTACCTTTGCTGCTGGTCTTGGTCTGCAGGTTCAAACCACAACGACTCTGCACACCTACACGTACCACAAGATCATTGCCAAAGAAACTGATGTCATTCAGCTCAGTCAAGACATTGAGGACTTTGGTAACCGCTATCGGGTAGCTGCTACTAACCCCAGCACCGATAACGATGAAGGTGATCTGGTCTACAACACCACTGATGATGTTCTGAGGGTTTTTGACGGTACTAACTGGGTCGCTGCAGCAGCTGCTAACGCCTCTCAAGTAGCGTTTAGTGCTGGCGGTGATATTGCTGCTACTGATGTTCAAGCAGCTATTGATGAACTAGACGACGAAAAAGTACCCCGTACTGCTACTACTGGTGCTGCAGTTGTTCCTGCTGGTACTGAACTTCAAAGACCTACTGGTGTTGCTGGTCACCTCAGATTTAACACTGATACAGATTCTTTCGAAGGTTTTGACGGTACAAGTTGGGGTAACATTGGTGGAGGAGCTTCCGCTGGTGGAGCTATTTACGAGGCATCCCAAACTATTAGTGCCGACTACACTATTACGTCCGGTACAAACGGCCTCAGTGTATCTCCCATCACCGTAAATGCTGGGGTCACCGTCACCATTCCTGCCGGTTCTACCTGGACAATTGTTTAATTATGACAATTCAAATTAACGGAACCTCTGGAATCTCGGGTGTGGATGGCTCTGCCACCACGCCTGCACTTCAGGGGACAGATACAAACACGGGTATTTCGTTTGGTACGGATACGGTCAACGTTGTCACGGGCGGCAGCACTCGCACCACGGTTGACAGCAGCGGGCGGCTGTTGGTTGGTACATCCACGGCACAGGGCAATAACCGCTTGCAGCTTGAAGGCTCCGCATCTGGAGCGTCTGAATGGGCAGGAATCAGCCTGCGTAGAGGCGTTGCTACTGCGTCTTTAACCAGCGGGCAATATTTAGGTGCTATTTCCTTCCAAAGCCAAGGTGGCGCAGAAGGTGGCGTAATAAGAGCACAATGTGATGATAATTGGAGCGCCTCAAGTCATCCCACAAGGCTGACCTTTGAGACAACTGCATCAAGCTCTACTTCTCCGACGGAGCAGATGAGGATTTTGAACAATGGCGCCGTTGCTATGTCAACGGATACGACCTTCACGCAAGAGTCAGGCGCAAAACTAACCGTTCGAAACAATTATAATTATACGATTGCCTGTAAACGAACTGGAACTGGCGGCGAAGGTCAGATTGCGTTTAAGAACGGAAACGGACTTGTCGGAAGCATTACGACCAGTGGATCTGCAACTTCTTTTAACACTTCTTCCGACTACCGCCTAAAAGAAAACATTGTCGATCTCGATGGTGCTATTGATCGTGTCAAACAGTTAGCGCCCAAGCGGTTCAACTTTGTTGTTGACGAAACTGACACTGCTGTTGACGGTTTTCTTGCTCACGAAGCGCAAGCCGTTGTTCCCGAAGCAGTTACTGGCACGCACAACGAGGTTGATGAGGAAGACAATCCCGTCTACCAAGGCATCGACCAATCCAAACTCGTGCCACTGCTGACTGCTGCATTGCAGGAGGCGATAGGCAAAATTGAAGCCTTAGAAACCCGCGTCGCCCAACTCGAAGGAGGCACTAACTAATGACACTTAAAATTAACGGTGCAACTGGTGGCTCCGTCTCTATTGATGCACCAGACAACACAAGTCCTGCGGGAACTGACGTTACCCTGACCCTGCCGACTAGCGCGGGGTCTAGCGGTCAAGTCCTTACGACCGACGGCTCTGGAACCCTGAGCTTTACAACGCTTGCCTCTGACTCTATTACCGAAGGCAATACCACTGTCGAGTGCGTTGACACCGGCAGTAACGGTCACATTAAATTCAACACTGAAGGTAGTGAAAAAGTAAGGATTGACGCGAATGGCAATATGGCGATTAACCTCGCCCCTAGCACAAGCTCTGTTAGTGGCTCAACCTTAGAAGTGAGAAACGCTGGCAGTGGCATCGTCGCTACCAGTGCAGCAGACACCAGTTTTACTAACAACAGCTACTACAACAACGCTTGGAAATACGGGGGCTCTCATGCGGCTGGTCGCTTACAGCTAAGCGATGGCAATCTTAATTTTTTCAGTGCAGGATCAGGCACTACAGGCAACACAATAACCTTCACCCGAAGGATGGTGCTTAGCCAGGCCGGCACTTTTGGCCTGGGCTTTGGCATTGATAACGTCCCCTGGAGCGGAAACGCGATCAACGATTACAACGGCTTCCGCTTTACCAATGCGACTAGCGGTGGCTCTATTGCGGTCGGGATGAACTGCAATAACGAAACTGTTTGCGTGATGCACCGGACCAACGGCACCGGTCGGATGCTGGAGTTTAAATACAACAACAGCGTTATTGGTTACGTTAACGGTGGGTCCAGCAGTGTTTCTTACAACACAAGCTCTGACTATCGCCTCAAGGAAAACGTAGTTAATCTTGATAACGCAATCACCCGTGTTAAACAACTTTTACCTAGGCGGTTTAACTGGATTAGCGACGAATCAAATACCTTAATTGATGGCTTCATTGCTCATGAGGCAGCAAGCGTAGTCCCAGAGGCTGTTACTGGCGAGCACAATGAAGTAGAGGTTTGGAAGGAAGGCCAAGAATTGCCTGACGGCGTTGCCGTTGGTGACACCAAACTGGACGAAGACGGAAATACAATTCCCGTTTATCAAGGCATCGACCAATCCAAACTTGTACCTCTGCTGACTGCTGCTTTGCAGGAAGCTATCGCCAAGATCGAAACCCTAGAAACCGCCAACGCCTCCCTTGAGGCTCGCCTTACCGCACTTGAAGGAGGTGCCAGCTAATGTCTACGATCAAGGTCACAAACCTGCGCCACGAAAGCGCAACGTCTAACAACATCGCGCTGGACAGCTCTAATAACGTCACCACCGCCAATAACTTCACGGCTGGTGGAACGATTGGCTGCACGGGCGATCTGACTATCACCAGCGGCAACCTTGTCGTCAGCAGCGGCAACGGTATTGATTTTTCGGCTACTTCAGGAACGGGAACGTCAGAACTGTTTGATGATTACGAAGAAGGAACTTGGGATCCTGTCTACAACTTCTCATCCTCAGGAGATGCGACTGTTGTTTCGGCTGGAAGATATATCAAGGTAGGGTCTCTTGTGCATATTCAAGGTTATGTTTATATCAACAGCAGCAACTCGTTGAGTGGGAACGCTCTGATAGCGGGACTTCCTTTCGCTTCTTCAAGCTCTCCGTCTCAGAGGGTGGCTGCTTTTGCTATCAGTCAGGCTCGCGCATGGCCTGAAGATCATCCTTACCTGCGTCTTCTGCTAGAGCCTAATTCAACTGGAATTAAGCTGTTTAATAATGACACCAGTGCCACATCAAATGCAAGGCTGACCAATGGAAACTTTACCGCTGCAGCAGAAAAGAATATCATAAGTTTTAGCGGCGCTTACACTGTCTAAGCCCCAAGCCTAAACCTGTTTCATCTAGGAGATGACCCTAATGGCTTTCACCGAACGCCAAGAACACAAGATCGAAATCATCCCGCCTTACAGCATCCTGCAATGCCGTGAAGCCAACATCGTTGAAAAGGATGGCGTCGAAGTGGGGCGCACCTATCACCGCCACGTCAAAACACCTGGCGAGGACATGAGCGGCGAATGCGCCGAAATGCAGGCAGTCGCTACGGCACTGTGGACCGATGAGGTCGTTGCTGCTTATCAGGCAATGCTTGAGGCTCAGGAAAATGGCAACCCGTAAGACCATTAGCGGTAGCAAAGTAAAGCTGCCGCCAAAGCCCAAGCAGACGACCCAGGGGTCTAGCAAGAACAGCAAACCCAAACGGGGCAAGAAACCGTACCGTGGTCAAGGGAAATAGGGCTACGATTACAGAGACCTTATTTCACTAAGATGTTCAAGTCTGCTTCTGCCGCCCTTGCGGCTATGGTCCTGGCAGCTCCTGCAGCCATTGCTGGTCCTTTCTACGCCAACGTCGAAGCCAACAGCGGCTTTGTCGGTTCCGACTACAGCGCCACTACCACTGATTTCCACATTGGTGTAGAAGGTGCTTCTGGCGTTGCTAGCTACTACCTGCAAGGTGGCCCTAGCTACACGGTGCCTGACGGCGGTGTGGGCAGCACCATTGCTACCGGCAAAATGGGTGGCTCGATTGCGGCCTCTGAACAGCTTTCCGTGTACGGAGAACTCAGTGCCGCATTTGACGACGTGAACTCCTACGGAGCTAAGGCCGGAGCTAAGTACAAGTTCTAATGCCTGTACCGGGAGTACCACCACTTCCGATATTTGACCTTCCGAAGTCTCCGCTTTTGCCAGCTCCTGTTTTGGAGTTGCCAAGGGCGGAGCTTCCGTCTTATGAGGTCATGGTATTTCCTCCTACTTCCGCCCCTCCTCAAGCATCTGTAAAATCACGAACACAAAAGAAAACAGAAGAAAAACCAGAAAAACCGCCACAACCAAAGCTCCCAAAGATACCTATATCTAACGAGGTTACTAAAATTCAGATCCCAGTTCTAGACATTGAGATCCCTGTACCTAGGGCTGAGATCGTCTCTACGGCTATGACAACCAGTGCTGTGAGTGTTGGTGCCGCACTGGCAGCTACAAGCATCTTCAAGCGGCTTGTGAGCGTCTTTAAACCCGTTATCAAGACTGCGGTGAAGAAAATTCAGAAGATGAGGGGGAAGAAGGTTGTATCTTTTGGTAGGCAGCGATTGGAACAACGTCGGAGCAAGCGGCCGCGTAAGGACTTTCTGGCCTGATCATGTACCCAAGGGAGTGGATCTTGGCGCACTCTCGGTACCGCACTAGAAACAGATCAAGACGTTCCTTCTCAAGGCGCTTCCTGGCTGTCTCCTTACACAGTTCAACCATCCCTCCGTCTAGGGGGAAGCTAAAGCTGACCTGTGCTCCGTAGTTCTGGTTTCTGACGTAGGTAGGACTAACGTCGTTGCCGAGAAAGAACGGGGTCAGAACCATCGTCCCTGAGTTACAGGTGTTTCCAGGACCAAAGCTTTGCTGGCTGTAGCCGCCTTGGTTGATCTGCACGGCCTGATTGCTCACAGACCCGCTAGAAGACGCCTGAGGCGCTGCAATGGCCGTTATACCGTCATCCTCAGCCCGTACAGGAGCCGCTAGGACTACTGCGAGAAGACAGACAAGCTGTTGGTAACGGATTCGATGGTGATGGTGCGGCTGATGTCCTCGGTCTCGATTACCCCTGCCGAACGGGAGATTTGCTCGAGCTGAAACTCTGCGCCAGAAGTTGTAATGCTCCACGTTGTATCTGCGGCGTGAATAGCGCCACTCGGAGTTACGTTATAGCCAGAAGTATAAGTGTAATCACCACCGTATCTTTCGATGGCAATAGTTTCAGAAATGTCAGTTGTCGTAGTTGTCGTCGAAGTCATAGAACCCTGAGTGAAGTTCGGGGTTACAGACTGTGCGTATGCCGGACTAACTAACAGAACAAGAAACAGGAACAACTTGTTCATCGTTTTGGAGCGGGTTCTGTTTTAACTGTAGGTTCTTTAGCTTCTGGTTTATTACTTGCTCTAGAAATTCCATAATTAGCTAAGCACCCAGTAAAGATGCTCGCAACAAAAGTCGGATCAGCTCGAATGATTTCTAGGTAACCAGCAGTCAGGATCGTCGCTGACCACCCAAGAACAGCAAGTTGTACAATTTCGTGTATCGGTTTTTGTGTGCCAGGTTCTTTAGGTTTAGTATCTTTCACACCCTTGCCTAAAAACTGCATTTTTCTTAAATTCTATTTGTAATAAACGTACTACGTGTCATGCCGTTTAAGTCCGAAAAACAGCGTAAATATCTCTATTTTCAGAAACCCGAAGTGGCCGCTAAATACGCCCAACACAAAGGCAGTAAAGGCGGTAAAACCAAGACTGGTTACAAGACTAAGTAGTCTGTTACGCTGTCTCAGCAGTTAACTGCCTAACTGCAGTCTTATGTAAACCCTATTCGGAGCATGAGGCGTTACTCGCCACCACCCTTTGGCCAGAGCAGTGTCAGCGCGTGAGCGGCTGCATAGGGAGCAATACTTTTGTTGGAAAAAGTGGCAGTATAAGTAAAGGGTACAAACTAAATAATGGCTCTGAACATTACCTCGTCTCGTAACCGCTCAAAGCGGAAGAGCAACAAGCCAGTTACTAAAGGTCAAAACCCTCAACGGGCTAATCGCCAAGCAGTTAGTAACGCTAAGGTTACTACTGGCGAAAACCGTCTTCCTCGTTCGCCGTTTGGTCCTCAGCGTCCTTCACGTCAAGGACCTACTGACGACTCGTTGCGTCAGATCCAACGGAACAAGTTCCTCATGGGTGAGGAGAACGAGAAGATTACTCGGGGTAAAGGTACGCCTTCTGGAACCGGTAACCGCTTTAGCATCGGCTCGTTCGTTGAGTCGGCTGTGCGCTCAACCCTTGGTCGCTACGCTCCTGCGCTTGCAGCTGGTTATGCAGTTCTAGAGCCTAAGCCTGTTGCTGATGGCACTCTTACCGCTGCTCGTGAGCGTGGTGATTACAAGCCCTCTCAAAATATGCGCGGTGCTGACGAAGGGTTGACTCGTGCTGAATCCTTTGACAAAGCTTTTGCTAGCGCTCGTGACGCTGGTAAGTCCACCTTTAAATGGCGTGGACGCAACTACAACACCAAACTCAAAGGAGAGTAATCATGGCTAGTAAGAAGAAGGGACCCTGCTGGAAGGGGTACGAAATGGTTGGTATGAAGAAAAAGGGCGGCCGACCCGTCCCTAACTGTGTTCCTAAAGGTGGTAAAAAGTAATGCCGTCATTTGAAATTAAGAAAGGCACAAAGAAGCCTTCTGGAAGCGGTCCTAGCCTTCCTCAAACCGGTGAGACCAAGGTGCTACCTAAGGGTCACCCATACCGCCAAGGGGCCATCAACGTTCGTTCTGCCTACCTACTTAAAGCAAAGAAAGGTTTTGAAGGCAGAGCTTGATGGATCCTTCCTTCGTCCTATCGCTAGTACTAGGCGCTGCTTCCGTTGGAGGTGGCGTCTTTGCTTGGACGAGTAAACGTCTGTATCATTTCGAGAACCGTCTTGATCAAGTCGAGATGACGTTGCACAAAGAGTTTGTTAGAAAGGACGAGTTAATGCCGATGATGGACCGCTTAGATCAGCGGATTCAGCGCATCGATGAAAAACTCGACCGTATCTTCTTCAATGGCCGAAATCCGTCTGCGTGACGTAGCGATGTACTACAACAATCAGGAGCATCAGAACTTTGCTCTTGATTTCTTGCAGGATCACATCCCTGACGGAATCTTGGCCAAATTTGCAGATTATTGGAAAAGTGGTCCAAAAAACGTCGTACCTAACGACGGTCGAGTATCTTGATGGAGAACTCGTATAAATAGCTATGGATTTTTCTGATCCTGCTGTTCAAGCGATCCTGTGGTCGCTGGCCTTTGCTGTGTCCGAATTGATCGGTGCATCAAAGATGAAGGAAAATGGCCTCGTACAATTGGGGTTGAAACTGTTTAAAACCGCTTATGGCAGCTTCTCCAAAAAAGGCTCTAAATAAACCTACAGGTCTCGCATCAGAAGACGATCTGTATTCACTCCACCGACTGGTGGCTACGAAACTGATTGATCAACTGAATCGTGAGGATGTAAAAGCTTCTGACCTTGCTAACGCTATTAAGTTCCTCAAGGATCAGGGTATTACTGCTCTGAACGGTGGTGACGTTAGCGCTATTTCTGAGATGATTTCTGCACTTCCAGAAGTCGATATTAAAAAGGTTAGAAGCTATATTGGTGCATAGGGACACAAAACCCTATATGTACCAAGCAAAACCCCCGGTATGGTGATTAGATCGCCTGCTGGGGGTTTTGTGTATCTAACGCCAGATGCAGCTATGGCTAACCTCCAAGCGCTACAGCGACGAGAAGCAGTCAAGCAGTGGAGACAATCAATTAAAGATGCGTTCGGTTGTAAGTGTGCCTATTGCGGCACTAAAAGCGAAAAGTTAACTCTGGATCATATTCACCCCAAAACTAAAGGCGGCGAGGACCTAGCTACGAACATTGTCCCCGCTTGCAGCCGTTGTAACCACGAAAAAGGCAGTAACAATTGGAGACTGTGGTTTAAGAGCCGCCCTGACTATTGTGAGGAGCGAGAACTGGTTATCGACAGATGGATGAATTGCCTCCTCTGCCCAATCTCAATCTCTCCATAGAGCAAGAGCTCAGGATGGAGCGGATCAAAAGAGATCTGCCTAACGCTAGTCGTGAAGACTTGGAGAAGTTTGCCTTGGAGTTCGCCAAGATGAACCTAATCCTGCAGAATAACTTGAGCCAAGTGTTTAAGTGGGCTCACGATGCCAAGGGTAAGTAAAGAAACAGAACGGATTATTCAGGAATCTGTAGAAAGCTTTCCTGTCTTTGCTACTCACCTTTGGCACTACCTACGACTGCCAAGTCCTACCCCTGTTCAGTACCAGCTGGCTGATTACCTACAGAACGGCCCTGAACGACGCATCATCATGGCGTACAGGGGCTGCGGAAAGAGCTTTCTGACGGCTGGCTACGTGCTTTGGAGGCTCCGTAGGGACCCAGATACCAAAGTGCTGGTTATATCGGCCGCACAGGACCGTGCAGACGCCTTCTCGGTGTTCTGTCATGACTTGCTGCGTAACTGGTTCATGGTCAAAGACCTGTTCCCTAGCGATACGCAGCGATTTAGCAAAGTCGCGTTCGATGTTTACGGTGCTAAGCCCGATCAAAGCCCCTCGGTACGCTCCAGCGGCATCTTTGGCCAAATCACGGGCTCTCGTGCAGACCTGATCGTCGCTGACGACGTAGAAACACCTCAGTCGTGCGAAACCCAACTTATCCGCGACAAACTTCGTGAGTCGATTAAAGAATTTGACTCCGTGATCAAGCCTGGTGGTGAGATCGTGTTTCTCGGAACGCCTCATACCCAAGACTCGATCTACGCAAAGCTCGAGATGGCGGGTTACTCCTGTCGTATTTGGCCAGCTCTGTACCCAACAGCCAAGAAACGACAGAACTACTACGGTCACCGCCTAGCACCCAAGATCCAGTCAGACCTCGATAACGACAAGAGCCTAGCTGGACATCCAGTAGACCCTCGTCGCTTCGGGTGGGAGGAGTTAGAGGCGCGTCAGCTCTCCATTGGTAAGTCTACGTTCAACCTCCAGTTCCTCCTAGACATCTCACTGAGTGATGAAGAACGGTTCCCTCTCAAACTCAAGGACCTCTGTGTGTTCCGCCTAAACCGCGAACAAGGCCCTGACAAGGTGGTGTGGATGGCTAACGGCGATAAAGCCCTAGACCTCCCCTCTGTCGGTCTTCACGGTGATTTGTTCTACAAGCCTGCACAAATCGGATCGGAGTTTCTTGAGTACACCGGAGTCGTCATGAGCGTTGACCCGAGCGGACGCGGCTCTGACGAGCTCGGTTATGCAGTAGTCGCCTACTTGAACGGTAACCTTTTCCTTCTCGCGAGCGGTGGCCTTCGGGGAGGTTACAGCGAGACGAATCTTAAAAAGCTCGCTCTCATCGGCAAAGAATTTAAGGTCAAGCAAATACTGGTTGAGAGCAACCTCGGCCTCGGGATGTTCTCTGAGCTTCTCAAACGTTACTTGGGAACGATTTACCCCTGCAGCGTTGAAGAGGTTCGACACACAAAACAAAAGGAAGTCAGGATCATCGACACCCTTGAGCCGGTCTTGAACCAACACAGGCTCATGGTTGACATCGACGTAATCACTCAGGATCTCGCCACCACTGAGTGCTATCCAACTGAAACTCGAAGTCAGTACCAGCTCTTCTTCCAGCTGACCCGTATTACTAAAGAGAAAAATTCCTTGAGGCATGACGACCGCTTAGATGCCCTCGCTATGGCTGTCCAGTACTTTACGGAGTCCATGGCTCAAACGGAACGTAACGCTATGGCAGCTCGAGCAGCAGAACAGTGGGAACTGGAACGAAAGTTCATCCAAGGTGAAGGTGGTTTGTCGATAGACGTTATGGGATACGCAGGCTCTTTAGAGGACCTTCAGAGGGCCTCTACGGCCTCTGTAGGGGGTGCTAACTGGTTAGATACCTAAAGCACCCCACAAGGGCCTTCTAGGGGCTTCTAGAGGCCAATAAGCTCCTTTTCGCGTCTACGCTCAGCTTGTTCAGCTGCGGAAAGCTCACTAGAGGCCATCATTGCAACGTAATTGGCTGCACTCATTTGAAGCTCAGCACCAAGCTGGACAAGCTTCCAATAGGTTTTGTTATTAACCTCAACCTCCAAAAACCACTTCTTGTCGGACACGGCGTTTTTTACGCAAAGAACAGCCGGACCTTAGGACATACGGCCAAAGACCAGTTTTAAAACCGTCTACTCGCACTTAGGTGCATACGCTCGTTATAATCTCTTTATTAAAGAGTTTTAAAAGGTTTGAAGGTTGGTTGTTGAGTTGGTCCTTAAGGACCCTTAAGCCTTTAAACTCTCTAAGACTCTTAAAGACTCTCAATGACTTGCAAGCTGGTTACTAGGACACCAGACGCAGAGAACCTCCTTGTCTATATGGCAAGGGTTAGTAACCCAGCTAATCAGTCCTCCAACCTCAACAACGAAAGACTGATTAACTACCTCATCAAGCACCGTCATTGGTCTCCCTTTGAGATGGTGCATCTGGTACTAGAAATCAATACCACCAGATCTATTGCTGCTCAGATCCTTAGGCACAGATCGTTCTCGTTCCAAGAGTTCTCCCAGAGATACGCAGATGTCAAAGAGCTAGGAACAACAACAGCTCCTCACCTCAGAAGACAAGACACCAAAAACAGACAGAACAGTATTGATGATCTGGATCCTCAGAAGACTCAGATCTTTTACAGGAGGATCAATCAGCTCTTTGAGGAGTCCCAAGACCTCTACAGAGAGATGGTGAGCTCTGGGGTAGCTAAAGAGTCAGCACGGGATGTTCTTCCTCTTGCTACTCCTACTCGGTTGTATATGTCTGGAACTCTCAGGAGCTGGATTCACTACATCGATCTAAGAGCTGCTAACGGGACTCAACTAGAACATCAACAAATAGCTCTCCAGTGCAAAGAGATTTTCTGTAAAGAGTTCCCTACAGTAGGTAAAGCTCTTGGCTGGCTTGTAGATGGCTCGCAACTACCGTAAGGAATACGACAATTACCACTCCAAAAAGGAGCAACGGGAGAACCGTAGTAGCCGTAATAAGGCCCGCAGGAAGATGAAAAAAGCGGGCTACAGCGTTGCTGGTAAGGATGTAGACCATAAGAACGGGAATCCACGGGATAACAGGCTTAGTAATCTTTCTATAAAGTCAAAAAGGGCTAATAGAAGTCGTAAATAATTTTTTTTTATTACCCAAAAGGGTTTTACTTCGGATTTTTGAGCACTAGTTAGCGTTAAGCCCCGGCCGAGCAGCCCCCGGGAGGGGTATCGGCGGCCATATGGAGCTAAGTCGAAGTCGTTATGACTTTATTTAGGGCTAATGCGGAGTCGTTATGAGTTCACAGAAGGCTCTGCAAGGGGCCTCAGCGGGCGGACATATACACGCGCCCAAGGCCCCAACTAAAAGCCGCTTACAGAGCCTTCTAGGACCCTCTCAGGACCCTCTGTAAACTTCTGCGACAGCCCTTGGCCTTGTCAGGGCTAGGGGCTCTACCTTGTCACTGCCAGGGCCAAGAGAGCTTTGGCGACCCTTTCGACCCAACACCCAATGAAACGTCTTACGCGCCTCCGGTTTGTAGTTGAGACCAGCTACGGCCGTGTGAGGGCCTATCCGGCTGCTAGCGACCAGCGGGCAGTTCTCATGATCCTTCTGGCAAAGACAAAGACTCTCCTGCCTCAAGATATCAACACCTTTACAGCCTTGGGCTATCGGTGTGTCGATCAGAACAACAAAGAGATTGAAGCGGGGATGCTGTACTGATGATGCGCCTAGCACTCTTTACGTTCCTTTGTGTTGTTGCAGGGACTAGTACGTTTCCTCCCTTGTCTCTGCTGCTGCTTCTCTCTGCCGTTGTTGTTCTGGTGTGGTTCTAATGATGTATCCAGAGTCAGACTCTGCTTTTTATGCCTATTACGAGTGGGCTTTAGAGCAAGAGGAGCGTTGGCTGTATGAGCAGCAAGAACTAGAACAACAATCACAACTGGAGGATTCTTCTAATGACTAACGCAACCTTCGACCGCTTTGATATCAAAGAGGCGCACTTTCTTTTCTGGAGTGAGCATCACTCAGGGCAGTTCTCTGACGGTTACATCAGGATGTGTAAAGCTCTGAATAATTTCAAGCCGTCTCCTGGTTTGTGCTGGGAGACACTAAGCGACAACGGGAGAGATATTTATAGAGATCTCTGCAAGCGAGAGTGGGAGGAGTGTGATTATGATTCGCTCACGTATCTAATAGAGAAGCAGGATTGGGATACCGATAGATATAACGATTGTGTCCATTGGTTTGTTGGTCATTACAACAACAACCCGGAAGATCTTTGTAACTACGACCGATCAGATTTCGTTAATAACGATATGTGCTATACCAAAGATCTTTTAGATTTCTACGACAACAACGAAGAATCAGTGTTGTACTGGTTGGATGATTACTGCGACGCTACTGGTTACAGCCGTATGCAAGTTGTCGAAGGTGACACGATCGAGGATCCTGATGACCTCAAAGCTGCGTTTGTTAATCGTGCGATGACCTGGCTAGGTATAACTCTCCTCAGTATTTATGAGGATCGTGATGAGTGAGGAGAGCTGCTAAGTTATTTCTCTATTCGTTCCTATTTTGTATACCTATTGCACTGTGCGTTGTTTGTACTTTGACTGACAACTAGCAACAACAACGAAGGGCCTCCAATTGGGGGCCTTTCTTTATATCAACTCTTATTGCAAATGCCTCTCAATTGCAGAGGTACATCTGTACTGGAGTACGTTTGTACTGTAGTACGGGTGTACTGCTGTGTCTGGTGATCCGTAACTACTATCACGCCACGTTGTAGGGAGTAGTACAAATACACTGATTAAAATTGTGGGAGATGAGCACCGTCATCATGACAGCTGCAAACGCCAAGGAGAAGTTCTACGGCCCACTCAAGCAAGTGGCCAGTCAGTACATTCCGTTGTTGATGGCACGGATGAGGGTGCTTCAGGTTCGTGCCAATAACGCTCTTGACTTTCTAGAGAACGAAGAGGAAGAAGATACTCCACTGGAATCAGTTGTCGCTGTTGCCGAGGCTCAGAGCCAACTACACAAAGCAGTGCTAG